GCACATTTTCATTATTGTCTTGTGGTCATTATAATTCAATGCCATGAGCATGTGACCTAACATGCCATAGCGAAGATCGAGTTATTGCGCTGGATACGCTGGAGTAAAAACTCCCATTCCAATTCAACCACAACGCACTCTCTACTTTAAGGGTTCGATCAAACCATTCCGGTAGCAGATCGTTGCGATCTTCTGCATTCTCTTTCGAGAATATAGCTACAATCAAGATTTGGTATCTTGCTTCATTAGTTAAGTCAGGGTATTCCTGAACATAATCTAACATACAATCATCACACATCCAGACAAATAGATCATGAAAAACATTTATTCTCGAAGTTCTATCTGAGCAAAACATACACTCATCTAATAGTCCACAATTTGGACATTCGGATAACATCTCGTCATCTTTATTAGCGTTGCAATGTTTACAAGATCGAATAGAACATGTTCCATTCTGTAATTCAATATAATCAATAGTGTCAAATGATGTGATTGTAGCTGATTGTTGTTCTAAGAAGCTCTGAGAACGTTTGTTATATTCATCAATATAATCCTCCCAACTTTTAAGTCCATCAGGCAGATACGACTGTAATTGGTGTTTCTCAATTAATCTTCTTAGATGCCTATCCCATATTTCAAATACGTCTCTCCCATGCCAAAAGAACTCCATGTGAGCACTTTTTATAACCTCAGCAGCATGTTCGTGATCTGATAAAGCACTTGATTTCACTCCTATCATCAGAGATTTGATGATAGAAGAAAAAGCTAACGGTGCAAACATCGTATTTGTTTCTTCTTCATATCTCCATTTCCTCTTAAGGAAATCTGCCTCGTTGATATGAATATATTCCTTTGATTCACTCAATTTGTCAGCCATAGTGTAATTAACACCGATCTTTGCTAACTCAGAGGTTATAGTAGTATGATTGAACCAAGGTACGGCAGGGCTTACACCCATGCCGTTATCATCCCCATAGGTAATCAACTTCACATGATCACTAAACGTATCAGTGAAACCCTGGGGCTTGAGCTTAAGGAAACAATATCTCATGTACATACAATTGACGATACCATTTAAAGTAACCGTTAAAGGTTGTCCACTAGGATTCTTCCCGTTTAACTCTACTAGATCCCCATTGAATTCAACAAGAGGGAAGACTACATCATAAGATAATGCTCTGATCATCCTGCAATGTTCTGGAGTAGCCCCACACGCTCTGTGGAAATCAACAATCAGATCAAATGCTGCTCGCATAAAATCTGACCTCATAGTGATATCAAAACCTGAGAAATCACCAAAGATCATACGTTCCTCTCCGTACTCGACTAAATGACGATATAAGATATCCCAATCAACACATTGCGCTTCAGTACCAGGCGCCGATTCAAATATCAATTTGTTTCGTTGCGATACTCGCACAAAAGATAGTAATAGGGATCTTACAGCAATCGTAAAGTCAACGGGTGCACCCATGAAAACTCTAGTCTTTCCGCTTTTAATTTTGCGGAAAGGTAAAGCTTCATCCTTAAGTGCTGCCCGATATACTGGTTTGGTCGAGTACGGAG